TGAAACCAGCACGCCGTAAAACTAAGGGCAAGTAATGGCCATAACTAACGGCTACGCCACGCTGGCCGAAGCCAAAGCGTATTTAACCATTTCTGACAGCATTGACGACACCATGCTAGAAAGCATGGTAGAGGCCGCCAGCCGATCTATTGACAATATCGCCGGCCGCCGTTTCTATTTAGACGCTTCAGCTAGTGCCAGACTGTATCGAGGCACTAACCCGTACATTTTGACGGTAGACGATTTCGGTAGCACTACAGGTTTAATACTGGCGCTTGACACAGGCGGCGACGGCACCTATGAAACGACGCTAACTTTAAATACCGATTATGTGGTAGAGCCGTTTAACGCTATTGCAATAGGTAAACCGTATACGCAAATTACATTAGTGGGCGGCCAGTTGCTGCCCTGGCTGCTACCAAACCTGAGACCGTCCGTACAACTTACGGCAAAATGGGGATTTCCTACCGTGCCAGAGGATATTAGCCAGGCGTGCCTAATCCTTACCGCTGACATGTATAAACGTAAAGACTCTGTAGGCGGTAATCTCGGCATTAGCGAGCTCGGCGCTATTCGTATGAGCCCGTTAGGCCGTGATATTGCAGCCATGACTAGAGCGTACCGCCGTGAGGTCATAGCGTGAGCATGACGCCCAGCGCCGTACGTGACGGCCTAAAAACGGCGCTATCAACCATTACAGGTTTACGCACATACGACATAGTGCCCGACGGTATCGCCCCACCAGCTGCCGTAGTTGGCCTGCTTAGTATTGATTTCGATATGAGCATGCAGCGCCACCTAGACCACGGCGATATAGAGATTATGGTTATTGTTGGCCGCATGAGCGAGCGAGCCGCCCAGGACAAACTAGACGGCTATCTAGCCGGCACAGGTAGCAGCTCAATTAAAACCGCTGTCGAGACAGACCAAACATTAGGCGGCAGCGTGCAGACATGCCGAGTATTAAGCGCTTCACCTACTACTATTACAGTTAGCGGCGCAGAAATGCTTTGCTACAGATACCAGATAGAGGTAATCGGATAATGACCACATACAAGGTATTAAGCGACAATTTCGTAGCACCACAAGGTACTACCGTTAACGACGACGATTTAGCAGGTCTCAACATTGAGGCGCTAGTTATCGGCGGCCACATTAAAGCAGAACCAACCAAAAAAACAGATAAGGAATAACCAAAATGGCTGTAGAAATTATCAAAAACGCTAGCGTCACTATTAACGCTGTCGACCTATCAAGCCTGGTTGAGAGTGTGCAAATTACACACGCTGCCGAGCGTGTCGAAATTACATCGATGGGCATGACGTCCCGACGGTACACGACAGGACTCGCCGCTGACGCAATGGTCATTAATTTTTATGTCGATTTTGCAGCTTCTAAAACCGAAGCAACTATCTACCCGTTGGTCGGTACAACTACGACCGTGGTCGTTAAGCCGACGTCGGCAGCTACCAGCACTACAAACCCGACCTACACGTATAGTAATGCTTTCGTAGAAAGCCATACGCCTATCGGAAGCGGCAAGATCGGCGAAATTCCAATGACGCAAATTACGCTCTCCGGCGGCGACATTGTTAAAACCACCGCCTAAAAATTAAACATAAATAAACATAAAAAGAGGGATACGTAGCATGGTCGGTAATGAGCTAGAGGTAGTAACCGTTGATGGGCCCGTACATAAGGTACCTATCACGATTTCTGTAATGTGCGCCTGGGAAGATCAGCACCCTAATTTGCTGTGGACAGACTGGGCTACCAAACCATCGTTTAAACCGTTGGCATTTATGGGCTGGGCCGCATGCCGTAACGCCGGTATCGTTGTAAAACCATTTAACGAATGGCTGCCGACTATTGAAGCTGTAAACATTGTGGGAAAAGCAGCCAGCCAGGCTGGCACCACAAACTCATAGCACAAGTAGCAATACTCACAGGAATAGCCCCTAATGAGTTGCTCGCTACGCCTATGCTGATATTCGAGGAAATGGTAGACATACTCAGACAAAGGGCAGAGCATGGCCGTACAGCAAACGACAGTAACGATAGATGGGCTTAACCAGCTACGCCGTGCATTTAAAACACTAAGCGAAAACGCTAAAGAGGATTTTAAAGCCGCTGGGTATGCCTCAGCTTCTATCGTTGCCGACGAGGCTAAAAGCATAGTACCCGTCGTCTCTGGCCGTCTCAGAGACTCTATTAGGGCCGCCATGATAGAAACAGGTGGCAAGGTCAGGGCAGGCGTTAAAGCGGTACCGTACGCTGGCCCTATTCATTTTGGCTGGGGACGCCGAAACATTACGCCGCAACCATTCCTATACCAGGCGATAGACCGACGGCACGGCGAAGTACTTGATACATACCTAGCACACTTAGAACGAATAACTAGCGGATTTTGTGCCCCTGCCAGTAGCCCAGGCCCGAAAGCTAGACGAGCAGCCGCTAAAACAGGTACACGGCGTACACAGCAGGACTGGGATAAGATCATTGAAGCAGGAATGAGTAAAGCATATGGCCAGTAAAACAGCGGCAATATCTGTAAACGTCATTGCCGACGCCGCCAAATTTAAAGCAGGATTAAAAGACGCCGAAGCCGCCGCCGGCTCATTTGATAACCAAATGAAAAACATGGCTAAGGGCGTAGCTGCTGCTTTAGGTACAGCTGCCCTAATCAATTTTGGTAAAGCGGCCGTCTCTGCTTCTATGGACGACGCCGCCGCCCAGGTAGAACTACAGCGCCAACTTAAAGCCTCGACAGGCGCAACAGCCGCCCAGGTAGCCCAGGTTGAGGAATTTATTAAAACGACTCAAAACGCTACTGGCGTGCTTGACGATGAATTACGCCCAGCGTTTGCGACCCTGACCAGATTTACTAAAGACCAGACTAAAACCCAAGATTTATTAAATATTGCGTTAGATGTCTCAACCGCTACAGGTAAACCGTTAGAGGCCGTGAGTTTGGCGTTAGGTAAAGCCTACGGCGGTAGTACTACAGCTCTACAAAAACTAGGTATACAAACAAAAGACGCCGCCGGCGAGGCGTTGTCATTTGACACTATCCAAAAGAATTTAATAACCACATTTGGTGGCGCTACACAGGCTGCCGCTGAAACTACCGCTGGCAAAATGAAAATAGCCCAGGCGTCGTTTGCTGACATGCAAGAGGAAATAGGCACAGCGCTAGTACCAGCCTTAACGGCCATGATGGACGTACTTACCCCAATTATGAGCGCTTTTAATAATTTGGACGAAGATCAGCAGCAACTCATAGTAACTGTGGTAGCTATGGCCGTAGCGTTTAAAGCAGGCTCGACAGCATTACAGGGCTTAGGCATAGCAGCTGGCACAGCTTCTGTAGCTATGGCCCCAATACTCGTAGCATTTGCAGCGCTTCAGGCCTACGCAAGCTGGGAAGCAGGGAAAGACGCAAACCGTAACGAAACTATGGTGGAATATGAAGCCGCCCTATCCAACGTTACTAAGGCTTCTAAAGACCAAATACTCAGCCAATATAATTTAGCGTTTTATGCTTTAAAGACAGCTCAAGCAAACGGCAACCTAACCGAAGAGGTCGACCTGCAGGCGTACGCTTTTAGACGCCTGGCACAGCAGAGCCCAGCAACCGCCCAAACTTTTATAGAACTAGCGACAGCAAACGGCGCATACGCCGAAACGACCGACAAATTTAACGCAATTTTAGAGGAAGAAATAGGCAACATAGCCGAGCTGAACGCTAGAAACGCTGAGTCTGCCGGCTTGATTAACGACGCCGCCGAAGCCGTTACAACGTACTATACCGAATGGCAAACGCTTATGGGCTTGCTCTCTGACCGTGTTATGTGGGATAACCTCGATACGTCATTCGACAACTTAAAAGAAAAAGCGGCGGCAGCGTTTGGCGGCTCAGAGCAGGACGTAAAAGATTTTAACGTAGCAGCGCTTCAGGCGGCCGAAGAGATCGCTAAAGTTTCGGCAGCGTTAGAACTACCCGAAGAGGTACAAACCAGAATATCTATTTTGTACGACCAGGGTAAATTTGACCAAATATACGGGCTGCTAAGAGCTTTAGACCCAGCCGCCGTAAGAGAAGCATTTGCAGCAATTAACGGGCCGTTTTTACCTGGCATGGCCGCCGGCGGTACGGTCACTAGTTCAGGTATGGCGTTAATTGGTGAAAACGGGCCAGAGATTTTAAACCTGCCACGAGGCGCTACGGTCACGCCGTTAACTGGTACTAGCGGCGGCGGCGGCGGTAACACTATCAATATTACGGTTACGAGCGCTAACCCTGACGACGTGGTAGCAGCTATACAGGCCTGGTCACGAAATAACGGCGCTGTACCTATTCGTACTACGTCGACTAGGACGGGCTGACTATGACGGTTACTAGTACTTGGACTTTACAGATCGGTACTGTCGCTGCTGGTGGCAGGGTAGACCTAACTAGCCGTATGCAGAGCGGCACGGTTGAACAATATTTAGAACCTGCCAGTATGGGCCGAGGTAGTTTCAAATTTCGTTTAACTAATTACGACGGCATTTTTACCCCTGGTGGTGGCGGTACTTACACGTCGTACGATTGGTTTAGCCAGGGCGTATTTTTAAAAGCCAACATTATTAGTAGTTTGTACGGCACGTCGATAGCCGAGGTTTTTCATGGCATTATTTCGGCTTTTAACTTTTACGACGACGGTAAAGAAAGTTACGTAGATATTACGGCTTTAGACAGCTGGACTATCGCAGGGCGTACTAAACAGGTTGATACTGTCCGTTATGCCACACCTCAAGACCCATATTTAGCTATTTCGGCACCTGGGCCCTATGGTTTTGTAAATTTGTTTCCAACGTTAGGCCAAGCTGACGGCTACACAATTCAGGTAGACGAGGCCTCAGATTGGCCGTTAGGCGGCCCTAGCGGTAGCGACCCAGTTAGCCCTATCTACGATATTGACGATAGTGATGGCCAATTAAGTAACGTCACGTTTGCAGATTTTTTAAACCAGGGCGTCATACCAGCAAATATTAGTATTTGTTACCCGACAACGATAGAAACGTTTGTATCTGGGCCCTACACATTTTGCGCCCATTATTGCAGCCTAATTACTAGAGGTATGTCTAGATCGCAACAGGCCGCCGGCTTGCGAGTTGATTACGAATTTGGAAATGATGGCGCTTCTATTGTACAAATAGCGTTTAACAGCATTACTAGAGGTTTTACTATTGACAAACTGGTTAACCAGGCGACTATACAGTATTCAACCTCAGCCGATACAACGACGGGTACATATGTTGACTCAACTAGCGTAACTAAATATGGCGCTAGAGCTGTCTCCTATACGAGCATGATGGGCGGCTACCCTTATAGCGCTATCGGTTATTCTGTGCCCCAGCAAAGCAACGCCATAGCTAGGGAATGGGTAAACCGTTACGGTACGGTCAGGTTTGTACCTGACACGCTGTCAACCTCATTTAAAACAGCGTTTAAAAACGTTGTTAACGAAAGCGTATTTATGCCGTATTTCTATTCTTTATTGACGATTAAACGAGGCCTATGGAATAAAGCGACCATAACGGCTAAGGGTAATAATGGCGTCACGCAAACCACTAAAAGCATTATTACAGGCCGCCGTATCACTATTACGCCGGCAGACACGCAACTAGTATTAGAATTAGTCGATCACACAGATAACCACAGTTTCTATTTAGACAGAGATTTATTGGACGAGGATAAGGTGGCATAAATGGCTACACAATGGACAGCAGGCCTAACTAGTGGCGCTACTCTTTCAGCGAATACGCTTAATACCATAGGGGCGGCTTGGATTGATTACACGCCAACCCTGACACAGGGCGTAACGGTGACGAAAACTATTTCTATAGCGAGATATTGCCAAATTCAAAAAACTATATTTGTGAGTTTGTTTCTTTCAGCAACTACAGCTGGATTAGTTACAGGCGTTGAAATTGGTCTGCCAATAGCAGCAAAATATAATAGCGCAATGATGGGCAGCGGTTTTATTTATGACGCAAGCACTAACACTATGTATAACGTGTTGCCCTATACGGTAAGTACCTCAACCGTTTCAGCTTTTTATCAAACAGGTAGCAACTGGGGTAGTAGCCCTGGCATTGCTTTAGCAGCTGGTGACCAAATACGATTTAACTTTACGTATGAGGCCGCTTAATGAAAACGGTCATTTGTATTAACGAAACTTGCACCCAAAACGGCGTAGAGGAGTTTTACGTAGGTGCCCCTGACGTCGTTAAATGTGGCGTATGTCGAGCAGATTGCCAACTATCCGAGGAATACGACGACCCAGAACTACCAGTAATGGGCCAACCTGAAAACTAGAGGTTAATAACCTGAAGCCCACCAGCCGACCAGAGTCGGTAAAGTCTTAAAACGGGCCTAATTAGAGCGAGGTAAAACCCTATGCGTAGAGCCATACCCATTATTAGCGTGCTTTTTCTTTTAGCATGTAATCAACCTGAGGCGCAACAGACGACGCTACCGCTGCTGCCGGTAGCGCCCGTTGTCTCTATCCCTATGACAGTTGCGCCTCAGGCCACCACGACCAGCACCACGACCACGACAGAGGTACCGCTAGTCTCTGACCCAAACGACTACATAGACGAGGCACGAGCCATTTACGGCCGCTGTGGCGAATGGTACGAGACAGCTTTAGCGGCAGGCTGGGAATTGCCGACCTACTGGCCCGACCTAAGCCGCATTATGTACCGTGAAAGTCGATGTACAGCTACAGCTTTTAACGGCCATGACGCAGGCTTGACCCAACTAAACCAGGTACATACTGGCGGCATGGCCACACTCGGCTACACGTGGCCAGACGACGCCTACACGCCATTTATTAACCTACGGTACGCTTGGGTACTGTACCGTGACGCCTGCATAGACAATAACGGCCAGCGCCCCTGGTCATATATTGAGTGCTAAATAAGGTACTCTAAACAGGGTATGAAACAGCACAAACCCCACCGAATAACACGCAAACTAGGCGGCCTGCTCGTGCTATGCCTCGTGTTTGCCGCTGGCTTTATGTGCGGCTGCACCGACCGATACCGAAACCCTGCCGATGAACCAACCAACACGCCCACGACCAGCGCCACGCCGTAAACGCCGCTACACGTCCGACGAGCTCGATGCACGCATTAGGGCCGTCGTCATTGTCACTATCGCCGGCGTCGTTTCTGTAAGCGTGTTAGCAATTATCTATAGCCTCATTTTTGTTTACCAGCCAGCCGAACTGTCACCCGTAGACGACCAATTTTTTCAGATATTAAGCCCGTTAACTTTAAGTTTGGGCGGTACTTTGGCCGGCTTAGCAGCTGGTGGTGCTATGCGTAAAAAAGACAATGAACCAGGAGAAACAGACCATGACTAGCCGACCGTATACAGGAAACAAAGACGCCGTACATAGCGCCAAGCGTGAGGGTACTAAAGTTTTTGTCGACTATTGCTGCTACTTATTTGGCGTTAAAAGCCTCGGCATTTTTGTTAATCGTGACATGAAAGGTACTACGCCACCTAAAAAAAGCGTGCATGCTACCTGGCGTGCTGTCGATCTCGGCGGCACCCCTGACCAGCTCAAGGCGCTTCTAGGTTTCGTCTATACACATAGAGACCTGATACAGCTGGAAGAGGCGCATGACTACAGCTCAGCGTACATGCCTAACCCTGCTGGTTGGGGCGCTGGCTACCGCTGTGATCGTGACAGCTGGAAAGTGTACGACAAAAATACCATAGGCTCTAAGGGCGGCAAGTGGGCGCATTTAGAAATTTCGCCGCTAATGGCCGATCACCCCGACCTAGTACATGCAGCGTTTAAAACGATTTTTGGCTAATGCGTAACCTGCTCAGGTTTGCGCCGTTAATGCTGGCTATCTGGTCATACTCGACGCCAGCACAAGCCGACACAGGTTATTTACAGGTCACCAGTTACAAGTTTAACCCTGAGCTGGGGCCCGTAGTCGGCCCTGGAAATATCCCATGCGCCGAATACACGGCCGACGACATTAATAACGATTGGGCCGGCGATATTGTCGCCGGCTGTGATTACGACCAGGTAGTAGTTAACTGGCGAGGCACGCTAACTGTGCCAGTTATGACAATGCTAGTAGTACAGCATGACGACGGCGCAGCGCTTTTAATGAACGGTTACTACTGGCTTGACCAATGGTACGACACAGGCTGCCAATGGGATTATGTGCAGGTAGAGCCAGGTACCTACGATTTTGATTTATGGTATTACGAGAACGGCGGCGGCGCTTGCGCTGCTTTATGGCAGAGCCCTATAGACGCTTACGAATGGGCACCCGTGCCGTCTAGCTGGTTTGCCCCAGTTACGCCACCAACTACTACTACGACGACAACAGAGCCGACTACGACTACTAGCACTACGACGACGACGACAACTACCACCGTGCCACCAACTACAACTAGCGAGGCCCCAAAATTACCCACTACGACGATAACCCCCACCAGCGAGCCTACGACAACGCTATTACCCACGCCTGGCACAGAACCATTACCGCCATCTACCACTACCTCAACCAGCACAACGACCCAACCCCCACCAACAACAACGACGAGCAGCACTACCACCACGTCGAGCACAACAACAACGCCGGCGGCCATACCCCAAACGACGACGCCTACTACTATTGCCCCAGAAACGATTGCCCCTGCCAGCGAACCTGAACCCGACGCATTACCGCCCGTATCTGAATTGTCGCCAGCTGATATCGCAGAAACATTTAGCCCAGCAGCTCTAGAAATTCTGACCGACGCCGAGGTAGTCGAATTAGTGGCGTCTATTGACGAGGGCACGCTCACAGACGACCAGGCGGCCGCTATTAGTGAAGCTATGACCGACGCACCCGACAACGTTAAAACAGAATTTGAAAACGAAATAAACGTATTCAGCGGCACATTTGACAACTACGTACCGTTGGGTAGCGCCGTTAGTGTGGCCGTGAAGCGTACAATAGTGGCAGGCGCAGCTACCGTTTTACCAGGATTAATACCAGCGAGGCGTAACCATGTTTAAAACATTTGCAGAGGCTGCCGTTATGGCTTTAGGGCTTGGCCTAGTACTTATCACACTTTCAGGCGACACTCAGCGCACAGGCGTATACCTGGCTGTAGCGTCGGTCGTTCTGTACGTTGTCACAGCGTTACTAAAAGACGACAAAAACGATAAAGACGATAACGACTAAAAACGGCTGGTTTACGGTAATGCTTGACATGTTTACCGCCGATAGGTAAAGTCTCTCACAGCCGCCTATTAGGGATATAGGCAGCAGAAAAGAGCGGCAGACATGGCATTTAATAACGACGATTACGCTTCCGTAGCTGAGCGTGTAGCCCTATTCTGGGTATCTTGCCCAGACGGCCGCATAGTTACCGAATGTACGGCAGACGACGGTAAGCGAGTCGTATTTAAGGCGTCGGTATATCAACACAGAGACGACGCCCAGGCGACAGCTACAGGCTACGCCGAAGAATTACGGGCCGACAGGGGCATTAATGCCACCAGTTGTTACGAGGTAACCGAAACCTCGGCTGTCGGTAGGGCGCTTGCTAACTATAAATTTACGGCGTCTAAAAAGAATTTGAGGCCGTCCCGTGAAGAAATGCAGGCCGCCCAGGCGTCGGCTAACCGTATTGCATTAGACGAAAAGCACCGGCAGACGATCAAAAATAAAATAGCTGAGCTTGGCTACACGCCCGACGAGGCGAGGGTACTTATCGAGTCTGTCGCTGGCCCTGGTGCCAAACTAGCCAAACTTAGAACAGCCGACCTAGAGCTAGTAATAGCAGAGCTAGACCAACTGGAGGCCAACTCGTGAAATTACAGAAATGGTTTAACATCGAACAGCCGCCATGCGTTGTTTGTGGCAGGGTACTAACAGAGGGCGAAGTCCGAGTATTTAACGTTGAACACAAAGGCAAATATAGGAAGCATTGCACTAGCTGTGTACAACGTTTACGAAAGGAAAACCCGACGCCATGATTTCGCTATTTCTCGTGATATCTGGTATCTACCTACTATTCCACAGCCAAGATATCTGAAGTGGACGCATACACCAGGGAAGTATTAGACCGTCTCAGGGTAAACGCCAGTTACTACGAACGCAAACATAGAGCGCTCGGCCTATCTGACCTACTTAGAGACGCCGCCGACCTACTCGACGCATGGGCTGAGCGTGCCAATAAAGCAATAACACAGGCCACAGAAACAGCCAAAAACAACGATACGCCCATGCCAGTATTACGCCCAATACCCAAACAACGCAGGCCACGTTTACCAGACGTAGACATAGCGGAACGTAGACCAGCGCCGGCATGCGAACAGTACGAAAAAGATTTAGACCAACTACTCAAACTAATTAAGGGGCTTCACAAATGACACCAGGCGACATACCAGACAGATATCAAAACATTATCGACCATAACGATTACCTAATAACAAAAATAAGCCGGCTACAGGGCGAAAATATTACGTTACGCCGACAATTACAAGAGGCGTATAGCTTGCTGCACAGGGCCCGTGACACGGCAGCATTATTAGAGGTAGTAGCAGACGCAGGTATAGGCTTGGCGTGCGCTGGCTATTGCGAATTTTGCGATCCCCGAGGCTTTACCGAATTAGATAATTGCCCAGATAAAGACGGCTGGTACAAATTTTATAACCGTATGGCCGACGTTATAGAAGATTTACTATGAGCGAACAATTAGACCTATTCGGCGCTCACGCCCGTATTAGCGACCCACAGACTAGCCATGAGGCCGCACGCACAGTAAACGTGACGAGAGGCCAGCAAGTCGTTTTAAGTGAGTTTCTCATGTACCACAAGCTCACCGATGAGCAACTAATAGA